GTTCAGTTCCCTTCGCTTCGCAAGAACGTCACCGGCTACACCACGGCAAACAACAAGTACCTTCAGTGCCCCTCAGACTTCCTGGCGGTGTACTCGATGGCGGCAGTTGATGCCACGGGGTCGTACGAGTACTTGCTGAACAAAGACGTGAACTTTATCCGGCAGGCGTACCCGAACCCAAGCACGGACAAGGCGATCCCCCGGTACTACGCACTGTTTGGCCCACGTTCAGACAACGAGGATGAACTTACCTTCATTCTTGGCCCCACGCCTGACGCGTCGTACGAGATCGAGCTTCACTACTTCTATTACCCCGAGTCAATCACGGTGGCTGCAAACGGCCAGACTTGGTTGGGCGACAACTTCGACACCGTGCTGCTGTACGGCTCGCTCGTTGAAGCCTACACCTACATGAAGGGTGAGGCCGACATGATTGCGTTGTATAACCAGAAGTACATGGAAGCCCTGCAACTCGCCAAGCGCCTGGGTGATGGTCTGGAGCGCAGCGATGCGTACCGCAGTGGCCAGTCGCGTCTGGCTCCGCTGCCGCAGAATAACGGGGTCAAGTAATGCCTATCGAGCAAGGCGCGACCAATCAGTTCAAGGTGGGCTTGGCTTCGGGCCAGTTCAACTTCAGCACTGATACGTTCAAGATGGCGCTTTACACGGGCGGTGCCAGTATTGGGCCGACCACGTCTGCGTACACCACGACGAACGAAATCACGGGTACAGGTTACGTAGCGGGCGGAAACGTGCTGACGGTATCGGTGCAGCCCACCACTGGCGCTGACCCAAACAATACGGTGGCGTATCTGTCTTTCAGTAACGTCACGTGGAACCCGGCAGCATTCACGTGTCGCGGGGCATTGATTTACAAGGTGGGTGGCGGGAACCCAACCGTTTGTGTGTTGGACTTTGGCGGTGACAAGACGGCCACAACGTCCTTTGAGGTGCAGTTCCCGGCTGCTAACAGCACCAACGCGATCATTCGCATTGCTTAAGGAGTCATTATGACCATCGACAAAATTGCTGCGGTTGACAAAGTTGAGGCCGCATGCTCGTACAACACTCAGCCGTCCGATGAGATGGGCATCCACGGAACATATCACGCTGTGTGCCGCGATAAGGATGGCAACATCAAGTGGGAAGACGACATCAAGAACCTCGTGACGACGGTGGGCAAGAACCTGACGTTGGACACGATTCTGGGTAACTCGGCTGCGGGTGCAGTTGTCATGGGCCTCAAAGGTACCGGCACCCCCGCAGTAGGCGACACCCAAGCGTCGCATGCCACTTGGGACGAAGTTGGTCTGGCTAACGCCCCGACCTATTCGGGCAACCGCAAGACGCCTTCGTTCAGCGCAGCATCGAGCGGCAGCAAGACCACTTCGTCTGCTGTGACGTTCAACATCACATCGTCTGGTACGGTCGCCGGTTGCTTCATCAACATTGGTGGTAGCGCCACGATTGACAACACCACGGGAACGCTGTTCTCCGCAGGCGACTTCTCCAGTTCTAAGGCTGTGGTGAGCGGCGACACCATCGCTGTGACCTACACCGCTACCTTGACCTGACATGGCCTTTGGGTGGGGTGACGGCGCTTGGAGCGAGAAAGGCTGGGGCGGTGTTACCGCCTTCAGTGATTCCGTCTCTGAGTCTGCCACTCTTTCTGAAACACAGTCTGTTGATGCAACCTTAACCGGAAGCGTCACAGAAACTGCTGCGCTTGCGGAAACGCAGACGGGCGCAGCCACCTTCCCTGTCTCTGTTGCGGAATCTGTTGCGGCTACGGAAGATCAATCGGTCAGCACTGTCTATGCGGATGCTGTTTCCGAAACAGCGGCGCTGACTGAGACGCAGACCACCACGACCGCTTACAACGAGTCGGTCACAGAGTCCTCAGCCCTCTCGGAGACAAATGCCGGTGGGGCCACATATCCGGTTTCCGTTACCGAAAACTTGGTCACGCAGGTGGCCTGGGGTGGCGGCGGTTGGGGTATATCCTCTTGGGGCGGTGCGGACACCATCTCCGAGACTCAGAGCGCCACGCTGATTTTGAATGTCTCCGTGACGGAGACAGCAGCAGCGTCCGAGACGCAAGACGCGCTTGTTGACTACACGGCGTCTGTCACCGAGACGGCGGCTGCAACCGAAACCCAGTCAGTCAACGTCGATTACGCAGTCAGTGCCTCTGACTCCGTGGCTATTACTGACGACCAGAGCGTTGCCACCACCTACGCGGTGAGCGTCACGGAGACGGCTGCGGCTACAGACGATGAGCAGGTTGGACTGTTCTACGGTGAAACCGTCACCGAAACGGTAGCAACTTCGACTTTGGAATCTGCGGCTACGAGTTACACCGGGCTGTCGGTCACGGAAACCGCAGCCATCAGCAGCACAGAAGACGCCGCCACCACGTTTGTGGCGTCTGTAATCGAGAATGCGACGATAGCCGCCCAGATCGCGGCCATCACAAACTACGGGGTATCCCGTACCGAAACCGCTGCCATCACCGAATCACAGACGGTGCGCTATTTCTGGGAAATCATTGATGACACCCAGACCGCAAATTGGCAGAATATCAACAACGTGCAGTCGTCCGGGTGGACGCCCGTGCCGACGACATAGGAGCCTTAGATGCCCACCTCATACACCTCCCTTTTGGGCCTTGCCCTCCCGGTCACGGGTGAACTGTCTGGTACCTGGGGTGATACGGTCAACGACTACATCACCCAATATGTAGATGCTGCCGCCGCAGGTACGCAGACCATCAGCGGCTCTCAAACAGCGGTAACGCTTACGGTCACCAACGGCACTTCACTGACCCAGGTTGGCTCTGGGTCTTCTGGCTCTGCCCAGTACGCGGTGATTAACTGCACGGGCAATCCGGCGGGCTTGCTGACCATCACTGCTCCAGCGTCAAGCCGCAACTACTTGATCATTAACGCAACGTCCACCAGTCAATCGGTCAAGATTGTTGGAGCGGGCCCGACCACGGGTGTGACTTTAGTGGCAGCAGAAAGCGCCATCGTCGCCTGGAACGGCAGCGACTATGTGAAGGTGGCGTCTAGCACGGCTGATGGTGTGACGACCATCAGTTTTGGCAGCACCGGCCTGACCCCCTCAACTGCTACGTCTGGCGCAGTCTCAGTGGCAGGAACACTTGCAACGACCAACGGCGGAACTGGGCTGACGACGTTTAATTCCGGTGGGGCGGTATACGCTTCTTCTAGTTCTGTGCTTACAACTGGCACACTGCCGGTTGGATCGGGCGGCACAGGGCTTACTTCTGGTACTTCCGGGGGTATCCCGTACTACTCGGCCACCAACACTTTGGCGTCTTCTGGCGCTTTGACGGCCAATCAATTCTTAATTGGTGGCGGTGCCGGTGCAGCCCCTTCGGCGTCTTCTTTGTTGCAAGTTGCCGCCGCAGTCACCACAGGTAACTATGTCCGGTCCATCGGCTATGCCGATACGGTGACGGCTCTGGGTAATACTGGTACAGCCATCAACATCGACGTGACTTCTGGCGGTGTGTTTACAGCCACACTGACTGGAAGTTGCACGTTTACGCTGCGCTACCCTGTTTCTACAGGTTCGTCTTCGTTCACTTTGATCTTGACGAACGACGGCACTGCCGGTAGAACTGTGGCTTGGTCTGGCGGTAGTTTTGTTTTCCCTGGCGGGGCATCTGCCCTGTCTCGTACAACCACGGCGAACGCCGTCGATGTTTGGGTTTTCTTCACCCCGAACGGCGGCACGACGTGGTACGGTGCTATCCCCATGAAGAACCTCAGTGCTTAATAGGAGCAGAAAATGGCTTTGACCCCTGAACAGCAAGCAGAAGTTGACAAGCAAGCGGCTATTGCCGCTGCCCAAATTAACGCAAACGCGGCAGAAGCCGCCAAGTCGCGTAAGTTGCAGTGCTTGAACATTGCACAGAATGTGCTGCTTGAGAATAAGCGCAATCTCCCCGTGGATCAGCGTCAGATCACTACTGACGAAATCACGGCGTTTGCTGCTGCGCTTGAGGCACACATCAACGCCTGATGGAAGGCTTTGCCTACTTCCCGGCTATCGTCTACCGAGATGAGCGGCCCGACTTGGCTGAAAAGGTTCTGCCGACATGCATCCAATACTTGGATCAAGTTCGCAAGCCCGAGTGGCCAATGTCTCAGTCCGCCCATCTCGCGCACGATCCTGCCTTCAGGGAAGTGGCAGATTACCTTCTGTTGTCAGTGGTAGACCTGCTTCGTGGTCAGGGCTACGCGGTAGACAAGTACGACTTCTATCTCTCCGGCCTCTGGGCGCAGGAGATCAATCGAGGCGGCGGCACCAACGTGCATGTTCACAAGAACAGCCAGATGTGTGGGTGGTTCTTCCTCGAAACCCCGCAGGGTGGGGCGTATCCGATCTACCACGACACCCGCATGAACAAGTCCATGATCGAACTGGACTTCGTGCAGGGCGAAGAGGTCAGCAACGCCACCAACAACATCCACTTCAACAACATGGCCCCGGGGTCCGTGATGTTCGCCAACTCGTGGATGCAGCACCAACTAACCGGCAGCAACGCCGACACCCCGACGCGGTGCATTCATTTCATCGTGTCCCACAAGGAGCGCCCGTGCAGCATGTGCTGACGCCTTATGCCGCCCCCATTGATTCATTTGTTTGGTGGGAGAACGGCTTTACGGAGCAGGAATTGAACTGGCTCCAAGAGCAAGCGCAGAAAGCCGAAGAGCGGGCGCAGGCCGGGGGCATGAAGACCGAGGAAGAACTAAAACAAGTTCGCCGGTCGCAGGTGTCTTGGCTGGAGAAAAACCAAGAAACCGCTTGGGTGTTCCAAAAACTTGGGCACATCGCTTCTTCCCTCAACGCCCAGTACTTCCGGTTCGACCTGACTGGATTTGGTGAATCGTTGCAACTTACCAACTACGATCAATCAGAACATGGGATGTACGGATGGCATCAGGATTACAACGCAAAGGTGAGCCGCAAACTCAGTCTGGTGCTTCAACTGACCGACCCGAGCCAGTACGAGGGGGGAAACCTCCAAGTAATTACTTCTGGTCAGCCGCAAACCGTTCGCAAACAGCGGGGGCTGGTAGCAGCGTTCCCTTCGTATGTACTCCACCAAGTAACTCCCGTGACAAGCGGTAACCGTCAATCTCTTGTGGCCTGGGTTTCTGGCCCCGCATTCCGATGAACGCCGAATATAAAGACTTCATCGCCATCTACCGGGATGTGTACCCGGAGGGGTATTGCCAACACTTGATCAAAGAGTTTGATCGTCTGGTGGAGTCTGGTGCTGGATATAACAGACAGCGTGGCGAAGGTTCTCCAAAGCATCGCAAAAATGACATGCAGTTGGAATTGAACTTTGGCGTTCACACGGCGGCAGATTTCAACGGGGTTCGGGCCACTCGCATGTTCTTCCAGGGGCTTCAGCAATGCTACGATGCTTATATCGAGCAGTTTTCTTTGCTGAAGGATGACAAGATTACCGGCACGGCCATGAAGATGCAGCGTACCGATCCGGGTGGCGGGTATCACGTTTGGCACGGTGAGCAGGGTAATGGCGATAACGCAGAGCGTGTTTTAGTTTACATGCTGTACTTAAACACGCTTACTTCGGAAGAGGCTGGAGAAACCGAGTTTTTGTATCAGCAACGCCGATTGCAGCCAACAGAAAATACTATGGTGATTTGGCCTGCTACATTTACACACGCCCATCGTGGGAATACTGTTTTTGGTGAACGCAGCAAGTACATCGTGACTGGCTGGTTCTACTACGAGTGAGGAACAAATGCCCGCAGGAACCCCAAAAATTGCAATGTTTGGTGCCGGTGGAGTTGCCGGTGGATCACAAACATTTAATGTTTCTGGAACTTTTACAGCGCCTCCCGGCGTTTCAAAAGTAAATGTCTCTTTGACGGGAGGTTCTGGCAATCCCGGTAATCCGGGCAACCCTGGTAATTCTGGCGGCGGTGGTCGTGGTGGCCGAGGAGGGGTGACGCAAAAACTTTGCTGGACCCCTGGTTCTGGTTATGTGTTGACTGCTATTAGTGGGCGAAGTAATTCCGGAAACGGAGCCGGAGGCTCCGCCAACAATGGAAGTTCCGGAAACGTAGGAAACAACGGCAATACTTCATCCGCTCTAAGTTACAACGCCGCTGGTGGTAGTAGAGGAAATGGTGGTACGGGAGGCACTGCCGGGGCGGGAGGTAGTGGTGGTCAGTGGGGTAACCCTGGCTCGTATTTTTCAGGTGGCCCTTGCTGTAATGTATGTATTACAGGCTCCGGCGGCGGCGGCGGAGGTGGATACAATAATAGTGGAGGTCCTGGCGGGGACGGACCAAGTCGTAGAGGTGGCGGCGGTGCCGGGAATATCGGTAATGGCGTGGACGGACTAAATGGGGGCTGCGGAGGTAGCGGCGGCGGCGGCCCCGGAGGCCCAGGGGGCAATACTTGTGGAGCAACGGGAACTGACGGAACATCCGCCAATCCCCCCAATGCCAATGCGGGTGGCGGTGGTGGCGGCGGCTCTGGGGGATATTTGTTTCCGTTTGGCAGTGGTGGCGGTGGCGGCGGGGGTGGTCGAGGCTCTGGCGCTTCTGGAAATCCCGGAAACCCAGGAAATAGCGGAACTAGCGGTAGCACTACCACGCAAAACTGTGTCCCTGTTACTGGCGGATCGAGTTATCCAGTAACGGTAGGAACTTCAGGCGGAGTCGTAAACATTTCTTGGAATCCACAATAATATGCAAGTTGACGGCAAAAAACCCACTCGTTCAGAAAAAGCAATTATTGATGCTTTTAATAAAAGAATGCATGAGAAAACTATGGAGAATTCTCTTGCAGAAACAATTTGCCGAGCAAGCAGTGTTACCGTTGGCACCGCTTTTGGAGGAACGTCTGAGATTGGCATGCGCCGCCCAGACGGCACAGTAACTTTTGCTTTGCTTCAACCGGTTGAGGTTATAGAACTGATACATCAACTCGCGGCAAATGTTGGTTGCCACATTCATATTCAACCGCGTAAAGACTTTTCTAGTTGGCGTGCGTGGAAACATTCTGAAGAAGAACTCGCCCATTTTCGGGGGGACGCTAGTCGTCAAGATGGTGGCGGTTGGCCCCCGCACTTCAAAGCAGATGGAAACGAAACGCAATACCAAACTTCTCTTCCGCCTCCAGAACAACAGCCTGGACTTCAACCCGCCTTGATGGCAAGGAGTAAAGAAAATGAGCAAACTGTGGCAGATCAAAAACCTGTCAAGCGGCGAAGCACTAAACGAGCCGCAGCCCCTACCTGAAAACTGGGGGCCGATCTTTG